TCAAACCTCGATGGAGGGTCCAGGGGTTTGATCTTATCCAGAAGGCTTTCAATCTTTCGTAAACTCTTCATGCAACCGCTCTCCTTTCGTTCAGTTCCTCCAGCTCTTCTTCAATCTTTTCTAGCCTCTTCTCGAGGTCGTGCTTCTCTATCAATTGTCCAGCCGTGGCGCATAGATACCCCATTACCCGTGCCTTGTCCATGTAACACTTGAAAAGCTGCGGCTCCATCGTCTTAGGATCCAGTTTTTGAATTGCCACGATTTCGGTTTGTATCTTCCGCAAAAGCCCGCCAATAGTTATGCTCGTCATGTCATCACTCCTTATATCCCCCCGGGTTCCCACTCAACGCCTTTCTGTGAAAAGTGTTGCGCTGTTTTTCGGGGTTCCCCGATGCCAAAATCTTTTACCTTTTTGAATCGTCAAGCCCCCCTCGTGGTCCGAAGGTTTCGCGCTTTTATTCTTTCCCAGTAAAGCGCGCGATCCCTATTGAAGCCCTTAATATCAACTCCAATAAGAACAAGCCAGGCTTCAAGCTTTGGATCTAGTTCACACTCAGGGATTGAAAGACAATTTATTACCGCCTCTCGACTCGTGATCTTCTGAAGATCCGCTCTTGTAGTAGCCAGGGCATCAAGAATCTTCTCAAGAGGGTGTCTTTGTCTGTCAAGCGTTCTCATAGCTCTCGCTCCTTAAATAGCCTCGCCTTTCTAGTTCATCTCCAATTATTGTGATTGCTTTTTCGTTTAGGACAAGACGGCGGTTGTTCCGATCAATTTTGAAGAATCCCAACGCCTCAAAATCCCTTACGATCGTATAAACAAGCTGAGGTCTTACCCTGTACGATGTAGCTATCTCTCTTATAGTCAACGTTCCCGCCTCCATTTCATAAAGTAATAACTTTATCAAGTCATTTCTCTTTGTTGTTTTCAATGGTATATATTTGTTGTGTTTCTCTATCATTATTATACAACAATAGGGGGATAATTTCCAAACACAAGTCAATGCCAGTAAGCATTTAAGAAATTTCTACTAAGTAAGGCCTTTGTGAAAAATATATGAGAATAATTTTGTATAAAAGGGGAGTTGTTAGGAATCAATTTTAAGATCTGAGAAGTTCAACGATCAAATCGAAGAGGATAAACAATTTCTTTCCTTTCCTTTGTTCTTAATATATAAAACGGCGGCGTTTTCAATTGCCGCCCGTTTTATATAAAAGGGTTTTATAAGAACCCTTTTATATAACCCTTTTATAGACGTTTTTTTTGCCGCATAAGCCACTATTAAAGCCACTCTTCAAAACAGGGGTGCGACATCTCGTTCCGGAACCTGCGACATCTCGTTCCGGAACCTGCCCGTTTTTGCGACATCTCGTTCCGGAACCTAAAAGCCCTATTAAAAGAGAAAGACAGCGAACGCTAACGCTGTCTTTCTTATTGATGGCGGCTTTTGCGTTGTGGCATCAAAAGTAGGTAAACCTATTTTTGTTGTGGCATGAAACGTTGTTTTAGACTCCAATAATTACCTTGTATGCCCCGTTCTCTTGAAGCTCCCAGGCTTCAATTGCTCCCACGGCGCATAGATCATTCAGATATTCATTTATCGTATTGATTGTGTCGTTCTTGTGCCTCGCGGTGAGTCTCGAGGCGTAACCTATACAATCCGCTGCCACTTTGACACTTACATATGAGGTTCGTTTCCCGTTCTCTCTTGAGTTTTTAGCCATAAGAAAGTCGATGAGCCGAGAAGCTGGTTTTTGCTTGTTACCTTGTAAAGCGTGCAAACTAGGATATGCCCACGGCTCAATTAAGACAAATCTATCATCTCCCCAAAGAGACTTTGGAAGAGTAATAGCTAATATTCTAGAATGATCCTTTAAGTATAGTTCCTGCCTGAAAACGATCTGTGATTTGAATTTTTCCAATAAACCGCCTTCATTAAACCTTATCCATAAATCAATTAAGGGAAGATCCCAAAGAGCCGCCTTGATTGCTTTAAGTTGATCCTCGTTTGTGATGTTGGTTAGTTGCCTGATGGTCTCGGTGTCGATGATATATGCGTTATTTTCCTCTGCCAAAGAAGTTATTTCTTTAGTTGCTTTGCCTTTGATTACCCAAAAGTTATTACTCGGGATCATTCGGTAAAGTCTTGCCAATACCGCAAATACAGCGGTTTTATGAAAGGTAGAAAGCTTTATAACATCGCTATTTAAGCTTGTTTCGGCGATTTCGTAAGGCGCAAACTTCTTAGAAACAGGGATACCTAATAGTCTTGCTTCAGGCCGGTTATTATCGTCGATCTTCTCAAAAAGGTTTTGACTTACCCTTACAGGTTTAGGCCATTCATTCCAGAAGAGAAGAGCTTCAGGAAAGCCCCGAGTTAAAGAATCAATGCTCTTCTTTTCGTGTTCAATTGCTTCTCGAATAGTAACCGTTCTTACTTCCAAGTTCTTCGTTAATGGTTCCTTTGGAGGGTTATAAAAGACTTTCTCGTAAGGTGTCCCGGGAGAAGTAAGGACCATCTTAACGGTGTTGCCAAGCTCCCCCTTGAGGGTCTCTCCCGTGAAGGCCTCAAATATTGCCCCGATTACAATTGAGTTTTCGAGATCGTTTAATCTAACCTGGTTAAAGATCTTGTTGATTCCCCTCTTGAGTATGTCGGCTTTAAGTTCCCCCTCGATCTTCTCGTAAGGGTAAAGCTTGCTGAGAGGCCGGATCATTTCAACGATGACCGAGTAATCATCGTTTGCTGATCCTTTGGAGAGAAGCGATAATATACCGCTATCATCGCCTCCGGGTCCTGTTATCACGTATCTTTCGTTCTCTGTGAAGATCCACGCTGCGCCGTGGCTCAAAGCAACGACAACATTCTTAGACTCTAAAAGAATGTTGTCCCCACTCCTGAAATCTTCTAACAAGCTTTTTAGGTTTAAGATCTTTCCTCTCGTTCTTCTCATAGCATCACCGCCATCGTTTGTTATCAGGCTCTTTCGGGTCCGGGTTGCTTATCGGGTCATATTCGCTCTTTGATGGTATTCGCCCGGTCTCAAAGTCAATCATAATACTGTACTCTCTCTTTGCCTGTCCGTCTCTGTATTTGTCAACTAAAACGATAACCTCTCGTTTGGATTCTTCGTAGTATTCCTTGAGTTCTTCTTCGGTCATTTCCTTCTTCTTGCCGTTTTTACCTTTCTTCAAAGGGGGTTCAAGCTTGATAACTATCGAAGAATCAAACTCTTTTTGTCTCGAGAAGCGAAGAAGCCCTTCCTTCGAGATCTGAGACAGCAAGACAACCGGAACGCCATAATCAAGCGTGATTCCCTTGAGGGTTTGGGAGATATAACTTACACGGCGTTCTTCGTTGTCAAAGCGTCCTTCTGTTTGCGCCAGTTGATCGTAGTCAATAATTATCAAATCAAGCCCCCGCTCTTCGTTGTACTTTCCAACAAGGCGCGTTAATTCTTCGATTGTAAAGGCCGGATCGGCAATGATTGAAAGATTCTCATAATCAGGGGAGATCTCCACGGAGGTTGAGTCTTTCTTGAGACTGCGATAAACGTTTCTCTTATTTGTCTTGCTTCTCAATGCCAGTAATTGAGAGAAAAGCCGCCCACGGTTGATTTCATAGCTTACGAAGAGAACGCGCTTCTTTTCTCTTAAGAAGTAATCGGCAATGTTCAGGGCGAAAGTTGTTTTACCTACACCCGTACCCGCTGCGATTGTGACAAGATCAACGGGTTGTATAACAATGTTATCGATGCCTGATGCATCGTGCAACTTGTGCCCGTCGCCTTCGTGTCTAATCTCTTCTAAGATCTTGGGCAGTTCTTCGGCAACACTTATCGGTTGCCTCTTCTCAAGGCTTCTAACCGACAACTCCCCTCGGTCCTTCAATCTCTGAAAAGCCCCGACGGGATCGCTTTCTATGTTCTCAAGGAAGAGCCGCCCTTCTCTTGCGAGATCGTTCTTGATCCGCTCTTTCTCTCTCTCAATAGGTAACTCCTCAAATAAAGTGTTCCATTCGCTTTGCGAAGCCCCGAGACGTTCTATCAAAGCGTTGTGATCTATTCTTTCTCTGTGTACCTTATGTATTTCCGAGAAGAAGCGCGCAACTTTCATAAGCGCGATATGCCTTTCAAAGCCGCCCTTTTCGATCTCTTCTTCTACATTTTCCAGTATGATAAAGGCCTCTACCGGATCGCGTTTATAAAGGTCAAACTTTGTAAAGAATGACGGCCCCTCTTTCTGGAGGCCTTCGTTTATGTCCTTGTACTCTTCAAGCAAGATTACGTCGGTCCATATCTCGGCTCTTGATAAGAAGTGCTTCATATAATCCAGGGTAAACTTTCGCCCTGCGTTGTCGCTATCAAAGCACAACACAACGCGTGAAATCCCGGCTTCAAAAAGGTTGTTATATACCTTCCTGATTGCTTCTTCTGATCCGTTCGCCATTCCCATAATCGCGGCCGCCGGTATTCCGTGAGCAAGACAGCCCAAAACATCAAAGTAACCTTCGGTAAGCAATATGTTGCTTCTTATGTCGGGTATCTTCTCATTAAGGCGGTTAATTGTTGCCGTGTTCAAGGCCAAATCTAAGCCGAAGAGAACGCCTTTCAAGTCATTGCGCCCGCCGTATTTCTGAAGATATTCTCTACTAGGTGCAAGATATTTTGGGTCTTTGTTTGGGTTATGAGTTACATAACCAACAAATCGATTCGGGGGCATTGCCATCATAAATGATAACTTCCCGTTTTTTGCCCTTATATTGAGCTGAGACGCGACTTTTTCCACGTCAAGGGGTTCTATACCTAATCGCTTACTTAGATAGTCTCTGAAGGCGTTTAACGATTGTTTTGGTCTCTTCTCAATTCCGGTGTCAATTCCCAATTGTTCCGCAAGCCTGAAATGATTGCCGTGTTCGCCGCAAGACGATGCGTGACAATTGAAGCCTCCATTTTCAAACACCATCAAAGAGGGTTTGTGATCGTCATGAAAGGGGCACAATGCCGTATAACCGCCCGATACCTTCTTCACTTGTTTAAGAGAAGCAAGAATCTTATCAAGTAACGCGTTGGACGTGCTAGAATTATCTTGTGTTGTGCTAGTTGTGGGGCCGCCGTTCCGGGCGGTCTCTTTCTTTTTGTCTGTCACTTCTTATCATCTCCATTCTTTTGTTTAAGAAGCTCTTCGATGTCGGTGCGTCGATATAACGCGGTTCGGGTTCCGGGGGGGTTCACGCGCTGTATTATCCCCTTTTGGTCCATTCTAACGACGGTTGGATAACTTACGTGCAACACGCGCATAACATCTTGCCGAGTCAATAGGTCCTCTTCAATGGGAACGATCTTGCCTATTCTATTACCTTCTTTGTCGTACACAAACAATTCTTCTTTGTTCATAGCAACACTCCCGAGAAGGCGGCCCCAAAGGGCAGCCCGTGATAAAATAGATTAGTCTATGTACCGTGATGAGAGCCGTTAAGTGTTATGAGCACTTGGCGGCTCTTCGTTTGGCTTGAATAGCAACAATTCATTGTCAAGTGGCTTCCCTGTTTCATCGGAACGGTACACCCAGAATTGCGTTTTGTTCCAGGGGTCAAAGGTAATAGAATCTACCTTGTAAATTGCCCCTTCGTCGTTGATAAGATCACCAATACCGATTATCGTGCCGCCCGAAGTCTTGACCTTTTGAAGCATCACGTATTTTGGAGCCTCGATCTTGCCTTCATACTTTGCTAATAGTTCTTTTTCCGTCATCACTTCTGCCATTGTTTACCTCCCTTTATATGAGTTGTGGAACCGTTACGCGATCCGCTAGAACCTCAAGATAGACTCCCGTTGTTGCCACCGAAGAATGACCTAGAATCGCTTGAAGCTGATTGATTGGCATACCGTTGGTGATCTGAGTAACTGCGAAAGTGTGTCTAAGGGTATGAGGGGTGACGCGCTTTGTGATACCTGCTTTCTTCGCGTATCTCTTCAAGGCTTGCCCTGCCCCCGCCGTGGTTACTCTTCTCTCAAACACTCCCGCCTTGATAGCGTTCTCCAGGACCGCCCGGGAGAGTCTGAGAGTCCGCTCTTTGTTACCCTTCCCAATAAAGCTAATCATCGCGTAGTCTCCAACAAACACCGCTTGCGTATCAAGATCGAAAGTCAGAACCTCCGAGATCCGCGCGCCGGTATTTGCCATGAAGGAAAAGAAAGCCTTCCAGTAAGGATCATCAATCGCCTTGATGATCTCCTGAACCTCTGCAATGTCTATCGCCTTCGGTAGTCTCTTAAAACGTGGAGAGTCGGCTTGATTCCAGTAACGATCATCGGCCTTGATCTTTCCCCGGTCCGCCTTCCAGTTGAGATATTCTTTGACTACCATCAACTTGTTTTTCTGAGTCTTCGGAGCGTTCTTGCTGATCTTCTCGGCATACCTTGAGAAGCTAGCGTGGGATACTGGTTCAAACTTCGCAAACTCTTTGAGAATAGATCTGTACTGTGCCAGGGTTCCGGGCGTTCTCTTCTTGATAACTCTTAGATATTCGAGAAACTCTTTCATTTCCTCACCCTCCATTACCTCTGATAAATATATCTTATCATAATTGATATAGTGAAGTCAAGCATAGTCATTCATAAAGTCACAACTTTATAAACACGCATTGTGTTTCGCTATAACAAAGCATTATAAACGATTATGCTTAGGATGCGCTGAGATGAAAGTTTTTAGTATCGTAAGGGTATCTAAGGGGGTTAATCCGCTCATGTTCGATGTTATTGACGCCATAAGATAAAATACTGTGTTTGTGGTAGTAAATAACCCGGTCTGTGTTGGTCTATAATCATATACACATACAACAAACATATTGGGTTGTGTGTTTTCAACTAGCACGCTTCGTATTTATTAGGGGGTCGACTATGAACATCAACCAGGCAGCGAAGCAAACAGG